CACCCGGAAAACACCGTGTTTTTTTGACCTCTGATAGACAATTTCGCCATCGATCCCCCCGGTGTCCCAGCAGACACGGGAAATGGTCATTTCGGTTCCGTCTGCATGGCGGTATTTTTTGTTGATCGCCACATCCACACGTAACAGCGTCTCTTCCTCATCGGGACGCCCCATAATGATGATTTTATCCACCAGAAAGGCTTCCTCTCCCGGAGCCCATCCCCAGACATACATCTCAAAACGGTTTCGCTGCGAGTCAATGCCCGCCGTCAGATAAACCACCCGGGAAGGCACCGCAGCCGTGTAACGCACAACCTTATCCATCAGCACCTGGTGATCGAGTTTTTCGCCCACGGCCTCTTCCCAGGTCTCGCCCAGCGTGGTGTTCACAAAGGTTTTCAGGCCGTTGGGATCTTTCAGTGCATCCAGCCAGTCATAGACAATCTGTACCCAGGTGGTGAACGGACTGTACGCCGTCCAGATATGGAATGTGATGGAGCGCGGCGGCGGAATTTCATTATCCGCGGCGCTGAAAAACGTCAGACCGTCGCGGGTCCACATGCCCGTGTTTTCGCAGATCCACCGCCCGTTGCTCTGGTCAAGCTCAGACTGATGGATCACGCAGCCATGATGTTCACAGAGGTAGAAAACGCTTTCGGGGCTGTCCTTCTCCCATTTAAGGCCAAAAGGCGTGGACTCATCGCCAAATTTCAGATACTGCGCCTCCCCACAGTGCGGGCAGGACACATAAAAACGCATGAAATGCGCCGACTCGTTGGCCGCTTTTTCGATCTGGCAGGAGCCTTTTATTTTAGGCGTCGAGCCGCGAATGGATTTTGGCCATACCGAGCCCTCAATACGCTTATCCCCCAGCAGGGTTGGCGAGCCCTCTTTTTCGACATCCGGCTCGAACGAGGAAAGTTCGTCATAGCAGACCACGTCCACGGATTTTTCACGGTAGTTTTTTGCTGCCGCACCACCCAGGCACCAGAAGCCCACCCCCGATGAAAAGCGTTTCAGCGTGAGAGTATTGTCACGATGTTTACGACCCAGCCACGGGGAAAGGTCTTTCAGGCATGGCACGTCCCGAATCGTCGCCTCCACGTGAGACTTCATAAAATCTTCAGCGGCAGAATCCGTGGGCTGAAAAAGCAGACTGTTTCGGGATTTATGCTCAATAAAATACCCGGCGACTCCCAGCAACATCTTTGTATAGCCAACACGGGCAGATTTAATCAGATTAACAGTGCGGATCTGATCATTCCCCATACTGTTCATGATGGCGATCTGGAACGGCAGCGTTTTCCATTCGCCGTCACCGTATGAGGATTCTTTAGGCAGATAATAATACTGGTCAGCCCATTCAACTGCCGTCATCGGTACAACCCTGACCAGAGGCTGCAGCGCAACCGAAACGGCGGCCACCATATTATTCAGTTGTTGCTCTGATATATTCATCGAGTAAATCCGGTAATTTATCCCCTGCCCGCGCACACTGATTTGCCCCCTTCGCAATAAGGGTTTTCAGATGGTCAAGATGGCGCGGTGTTAAATCAGGAAACTGTCGCTGCATGGATAAAGGGATGGAATCAAGCGTACTGGATAACGCCATTGCCAGCTTACTGAGGGCAAAAATACAGAACCCGGTGTCAATAAGTTTTCCTTTTGACACCTCATTTTTTAACTGCTGTGTAACAGCCTGTTCTGCTGTCAGTTCCCATCTGGCAATAAGCAATTTCTCCTCATAGTCGTCTTCGCTATCGCCATCAGGCACATCGTTTTTACTTCTCCTCAGATACGATATGTAAAAATCGCGCCAGGCATCCAGATCCAGTTGCCCTCGCTTATTCGATATCGGGGCACCCGGTAATTTCTGCAATCTGCGAAGCTGGCGATCGGTCAGACTTAAATGCCTGGCAACTTCAGTCTGCGTAGCCACTCCTCACCTCGCAAAAACTCTCACCTCACAATCACAACAAAACCGGTCATGTCCGGTTTACATGTCTGTTTTTTGTTCATGTCCGGTTCACAGAAGACCTGTTTTTATATTTTTCATATAGTTAACTTGAAGAGAAACCGGACATGGATCCCGGAAAATTTTCATAAATAGCGAAAACCCGCGAGGTCGCCGCCCCGTAACCGGTCGGATCGCCGGAAAGGACCCACGAAATGATAATGATTATCATCTATATAAGGTTTATCACAACATGTGTGTACGCCATCAAACCACGAGAAATAATCAATTATGACGCAGGTATCGTATTAATTGATCTGCGTCAACTTAACGTAAAAACAACTTCAGACAATACAAATCAGCGACACTGAATACGGGGCAACCTCATGTCAACGAAGAACAGAACCCGCAGAACAACAACCCGCAACATCCGCTTTCCTAACCAGATGATTGAACAAATTAACATCGCTCTTGATCTGAAAGGTTCAGGTAATTTTTCAGCGTGGGTTATTGAAGCCTGCAGAAGAAGGCTGTCAACAGAGAGTTCGGGTATGAATTACATAATTAAGTAACATGGTGTTCACAGAACACGCAGTTACCGGACACATCAGTTTTCCATTCGCTCCCCGGCAGTACAGGCTTCCCCTCTGACGGGATAGCCTGAAAAAATAACACAGAAAATTATTTGTTATAATTAATATAACTTACTCAAAAAAAAGCGACGAGAAAATCAGCATCAACGAACAATAAGCGCCAATACGTGATAACAAATGGCAGCCATATTTATCTGCAGTATAAGCAATGGACAGGATAACCACACCAGAAACCGTCAGCATAAAATCCATTTGAACTTCCCCGGACAAAATCGACTCATCTAAAGATTTACAGCTCTTTTTATTATCAATATGTTAAAAGTAAAATAAACAGATGTTCAATAACACGAATACAAAAACGTGCTGAAATTCAATGAATCCATTTCTGTGTCATCAATTAATAGTGATAAACATCCGGCTTCTTCCACCATCGCACCGGACAGGCGACTATGAGGGGACAACGCCGCGCTCCGTTAACGCGGTAAACCCCGGTGTGTATCGTTTTTGATTATCCCCGCACACTCGCGCAGAGGAGTCTCCCTGTCGGGCTGCGGTCTCTGTTAATGCAGGAATACGGCGACAATACCGCGCATGGATAATAAGGTCGCTCAACACACTGGCTGTAATGCAGCGGATACCATGCGGCATTTAGCGGCATTCATCGTACACTCCACGGTTAGCTCTTCATTCGTGGCATTCACCTGAAAGGTCCGGGAGTGTAATTGCGTACATTTACCACTGAACGAACCTTCAACAAGAACACGACCACGCTGCAAAATACGGAACGGAATTGTTCCCTGAAAAGGTTCTACGGTTACCCGTAATTTCTTCATGTATCCTCCGGATAATAAAAAGCCAGCTTAGTGCACTGAGTGCGGATATATTCCTGCGCCCCTTCCAGCTGCTTCTGCATTGTCATCAACCGTTCTCTGAGGATGAAATAATCCCGTTCAGCGGTGTCTGCCAGTCGGGGGCCGGTTGCATTATCCACGCTGGAGGTGCCGGTGGCTTCACGCACGGTACCGGAGCAGGTGGCGTTGATCCGCAGGCGCTTACGACCAGCGGCAACATCAGCGCGCAGAGTTTCATTTTCAGCTCTCGCATCGGCTAATTCCTTCGTGTATCTGGCATCAAGTGCAGCAACATCACGCTGGCGCTGCTGCATATCAGTAATGGTTGCGTTCGCCAGCTTCAGTTCACTGGCTTTTTTATCGCGCTGCGCTTTGTAAGTGATGGCGTTATCACGGTAATGATTCAGCCCCAGACTAAGCGCACCACAGGCCACCAGCAGAGCAATGATGACCACACACAGAACGCGGTTCATTTCACCACCAACGGATTGCCCAGACCAGAACAGCAATGGCCACAATACGAATGGCAAATGCCATTGCCCGAATAAGTTCAGCACTCATCTTTTTAAAGTTCACGATTTCAGCGCAATGACCAGTTTTGCCAGCCCATACAGCATCGGAGACACAGCAATACCAACAGCCACCCACTTAATAGCAAAAGCCAGCGCTCTGCTGATGTCATCAGTCACTGTCACCCCAGCAGCCCCGACGAAGACAACATCACCCAGGCGAGGGACAGAAAAAGAGCAACCAGCATTAGTGA